ACTTTCCAAGAATTTTCTCAGCGTTATGCTGATACTTCTTTAATGACAAAAGGTAGTTTAATACCTATACCAGAATTGCGTCGTCAAGATTTAAAGAATCGTCAAAATTCTACAGATGATCTTGACCCAGAAAAGGTAAAAATGTTAGAGAAGGAAATTGCTCAACATTTTCATGATGCTCAGGATCTCTATCGTTATATGATAGATATGGGTGTTGCTAAAGAATGTGCCAGATTTGTATTACCACTTGCTGTACCAACTAAACTGTACATGAGTGGTAGTGTAAGATCTTGGATACATTATATTGATCTTAGATCTGCTCATGGTACTCAGAAGGAGCATAAGGTTATTGCAGAGGAATGTAGAGAAATATTTAAGGTACAATTACCAACAGTATCTGAAGCATTGGGTTGGACATGACAAAGGTAACTCGTTTTACCAGTGATCCTCCACAATCACCTTATGCTCCTATATGGGATTATTGTATTGCTGAGAAGGAGACTAATATTGATGTAGAAGAACTTGCTAAAATTATTTTATCTAAAGAAGAAGAAATTAAAGAAAAATATCCAGATGATTGGGATCAATATGATGACGGAGATACTGGTTTGGGTGCAGATAGTTTAACTGCTAGATTTAACTATTTTAATGTGTTAAAATGGGATAGTCCAGTATGTGAGGAACTTCATAAGGAGATTAGAGGATTTCATGCAGAATACACGAGAAATACTATTGGTAATCTTAGTGACCATCAATTCTTTAAGGATGGTGGTGAATTAAAGGTTAGATGTTGGGCAAATGTGATGCGTAATGGTCAACAGATCAAAAAGCATTCTCATTCAAGTTACCCTCATTGTTATCTTAGTGGACATTTTACTGTTCAATGTGATAATACTTCAACGATATATTATCATCCATATCATCAAGAATCATACCCTTTTAAAAATTCACCTAATAGTATGACATTATTCCCTACATGGGTTCCCCATAGTACGGATAAACATCAATCAGATGTACCTCGTATTACGATTGCATTTGATATACTATTACATAACAAACCGAACAGTGAGGGAGAATTAGTCTCTCTCTAAATAACACTACCTTGTAAAGTTTTATGGCTACTTATCCTGTAATCCACAAAAAGACTGGCGAACAAAAAGAAGTTGCAATGAGCATCACAGAGTGGTCTAAGTGGTGCGATGACAATCCTGACTGGCAGAGAGACTGGTCTGACCCATCAACAATGCCTGGTGTAGGAGAAGTTGGTGAGTGGAAAGATAAACTTAGAAAATCTAAACCTGGTTGGAATGAGATCTTAGGGAGAGCTCAAAAAACAGGTAGAAATCGCCAAAAACTTACTTTAGACTAATATGCCACGCAAAAGAAAAACCGCATCCGTTGTCACTGGTATCGGCATGACTGCCAAACAGATGAGAAGGAAGAAACCTATTAATAGTGACTTCTTAAATGATATTCAACCATTAACAGAGAATCAGAAAAAATTCTTTGATGATTATAACGAAGGTAAACATCTTTTTGCATATGGATGTGCTGGTACAGGTAAGACCTTTATAGCACTCTACAACGCTCTTAAAGAGGTATTAGACTATACGACACCTTATCAGAAGATCTACATGGTTAGATCTCTTGTATCGACCAGAGAGATTGGTTTCCTACCTGGTGACCATGAAGATAAGTCTGCACTATATCAGATTCCTTATAAGAACATGGTGAAATACATGTTTGAGATGAATAGTGATGCAGATTTTGAGATGTTGTATGGAAACCTCAAGACTCAGGAGACCATTTCCTTCTGGAGTACATCATTTATAAGGGGTACTACTTTAGATAATGCTATTGTAATCGTGGATGAGTGCCAAAACTTGAATTTTCACGAGTTAGATAGTATAATAACAAGAGTTGGAGAAGATACCAAAATTCTTTTCTGTGGTGATGCTACTCAAAGTGACCTTACCAGAGATAAAGAGAGAAATGGTATCATTGACTTTATGAGAATCCTACAACAGATGGAATCATTTTCATGTATCGAATTCGGTCTTGAAGATATTGTTCGTTCTGGATTGTGTAAAGAGTATCTGACCACAAAACACGCTATGTCTATGTAATGTTTAATCATGTTGATGTGACACTCCCTCGATTAGAGAGGGAAACTATTGATGGTGTTAGATACTATAAAGTTCCTAATGGGGAAGATTTATTAAAATTAGTATCTATTACTTCTGTAACCAGTCATTATAATAGAGAGAAATTTGCTAAATGGCGTAAAAAGGTTGGTGATGCAGAGGCAAACAAGATTACTGCGAGAGCAACCTCTCGTGGTACTGACATGCATACCCTTACAGAGCATTATCTGAAGAATGAAGAACTACCTGTAGTTCAACCATTATCAGATCTCTTGTTTAAAATTGCTAAACCTACTCTTAATAAGATTGATAATATTCATTCTTTAGAGGGTGCTCTTTATAGTAAAGAATTAGGTGTTGCTGGTACAGTAGACTGTATAGCAGAATATGAGGGAGAATTATCAGTCATTGACTTTAAAACTTCTAAAGCACCTAAACCACGCAAATGGATTGATGGTTATTTTGTACAGGCAGCAGCATATGCTTGCATGTATTATGAATTAACAGGAACACCAGTCAAGAAACTAGTCATTATTATGGCATGTGAAGATGGAACTTGTGAGGTTTACGAGGAGAGAGATAAGTTAAAATATATGAGATTACTCGTTACCTACATTAGAACATTTTTAAATTACCAATTGCAATTACATGGAAAATGAATTTACACAAGCTGTAGCTAAGAAATTTATGAATTCTACTAAGTTTGCTCAAGAGATTGAGAAACTTGTTAAGAATGAAAAAATTAACTACATTGATGCTATAGTATTATTCTGTGAGGAGAATAATATTGAAATTGATTCTATTACTAAATTAATTTCTAAACCTCTTAAGGAGAAATTAAAATGTGATGCTCAACAGTTGAACTTTATGAAAAAGACTACTCGTGCTAAACTCCCTCTCTAATCCAAAGACTCCTCATTACAAAGAGTTTAAGAAATGGGTTCTTGGACCTGATTTCTATTGGAAGTATAATGCTGAAGGAGGTGTAAAGTTTCCAGGTGGTTATTCAGATAGAAGTGTACCGTTTTATACTAGAGCTTTTATTCAAAGACCAGAGATAGCAAAATATCCTGTAACAGTACAAGACCCTCATGAGGTTGATAGTGTTGTTAAAGTAATGACTGAAATATTGGAACATAATAAGTATAATTTTAATAGTATACTGAGATTAGCAGTTAATTGTGTTCATCCAGAGAAAGTGGTTACATCCTCTTTTGCACATGTAGATCATTATTTTCCTCATAAGAATTTTATCATATATCTTACCAGTGCAGGTGGTTCTACTTTTGTAGAAGGAAAGGAATATTCTCCTAAAGAAGATGATGCTATTGTGTTTTCTGGAGAGCATTATATGAAGACTCCCGAACATAATCGTAGGGTTATTTTGGTTGCAACTATGATATAATAAAGATAAATAGAGGTGTTCAGAGAGGAGTTATGTCTGATTTTTTTGATTCCGATTTCGTCAAAGATGAGATGGAAACAATTAATGAAATGCAAGAGGAGATTTATTCACAAGTGTTTAAATTCCCCAAACTTCCTCGTGACGAACAGCTTGAGCATCTAGAACAGTTAGATGATTTGCTTGAAAAACAGCAGATTCTTTATACTCGTATGAAACTGTCTGATGACCCTCGTGCTAAAGAGATTGCTGACAATGTTCGACAATCTGCTATAGTAATGGGGTTCCCTAAGGATGTTGATTGTAATCTCTTGTTTTCTAACATGAGACAAACTCTCAACAGAGTCCGTGAAGGTCTTGACAAAGCAGTATGAGCGGCTTATAATAGACTCACACAAGCCAAATCCAATTACACAGGCCAAATCTATGTCTTTCGCATCGCTTAAAAAGCAATCATCTCTTGGTAGTCTTACTGCCAAACTTGTTAA